CGCCAAGTTAACGTTGCCCAGTTTTCCTCTCCCCCTTCTTATTTTCGGGGTTAAAGCAGCATTAGCGATACTACGCGCAATGTACGTAGTAAAACAAAAAAATGGAGGATAAAAAGCTGAGATTCAGACTGAAAAAAGGTAAGGGTGCGGTGCAGGGTTTCACTGATGCAGCGGGCGTTACGCATTTGCCTGGTGACATTGTGGATCTCCCAATAAGCTACGATGGTGAGATGTGGCTTGAACGTGTGGATCTTGTGCCTGTGGTTACCGCTGTTCCCGGTAAGGTTGAGCCTGTTGAGCCTGCGCCTGTTGATGCGGTCCCTTTAGAGGCCCCGACAAGGACCCAAAAAAAGTCAAAGTCCTAATTGCCATTCCGAATCTCAATGATGGAGACCGTTATCACGGTTACTTAGCTTCGGCTTTGGAGCATGTGAAAGCGGCCATAGGCGCGGTTGAGCATGAGGTTTTTGTTACTCCGTCCACGCATAAGCCCAGTTGGGAGGGTCTGGTTGATCGCCAGAATGTTATCGTTGACAAGTTTCTTTCTGGCGGTTACGATTACTTATGGCATGTGGAACTTGATGTTCAGGTGCCGCGTGATGCTTTTGAGAAGCTTTTTGCGTTGGATGTTGACGTTGCCTGCGGTTATGTGCGGCGCCATAACGGTGAAGGCCTGATTCTTGGTTTTTTGGATGAGAATATGCGGGTTTGGTATTTGCCCTTGAACGCTGTTAAAGGCAACATTCTTAGCGGCTGGGTTATGGCGGGAACCAGTTGCCTCTTGATCAAGCGGCGTGTTTTTGAGAGCGGTTTGCGGTTTAAATATGCGCCTAATGTGACGCCTGATATTCTATTTATGTTTCATGTTCAACGAGCGGGTTTTGTGGCTAAGGTTCATGGTGACGTGTTGTGTGGGCATTTGCCCGAGTTTCCGTTGGAGGTGGTTGCGTGAGTGAGGATGCGGCTGAGGTTTTGAAGCGTAATAGATGGTTGTTGACTTCTATTCCGAAAGTGCAGAGTGAGGAGGAACGGAGGGCTTCTGAAACGGTTCTACGCAGTCGTGGTCTGTTGGCGTCTAATGCTAAGGCTGAGAAAGGGCGGGAGCTGCTTGAATTGCTGCCTCAGGGTCATGGTTCTGGCTTGGATGCGGACATGGTTGATGGGTTGCATGCTTCTGAGATCATTGCGAGGGCGCCTGGGAAAGGTGGTGGAGGTGGCGGTTCTGGGGAAGGTATGGTTAAGCATGGTAATGAGTGGCATACTTTGCCTTTTGCTCAGAAATGTTGTCAAATTTGTGAAGTTGAAGCGTTGCCTGAGGATGACGCGCCTGGCCATGCGGTTTTGTTAACAGGCGATTGGCACATCTATGTTTGCACTGAGGGTTTGGGTGAAGCGCCTTGTGGCGGTTGTGTTTTTGAGAATGTCGGGGTTTTGCCAGAGGCGGAAGATGTTGGAGTGGCTGTGTTTCTTCTCGGTGACAAACATGTGTATGTAGGAGTTTAATGGAGGTGATTGTATGGTAGCAACATGGAAAAAACTTGCCTTTACCGACGAAGTAGCAATAGTTAGTGACGAAGTAGCGCATGATATTGGAACAGTAGCGGGTGCAGGAGTAGCCACAGACGCAAGCAGACATGACCACGCTCACAGACTCGGAAATGGAGCAGTAGATGTCGCAGCTGTACTGGCAACAGATGTGGTTGAAACTCTCAAGATTAAGGATGCAAACGTGACAGCGGCAAAGTTAGCAACCGACGCCGTTGAAACGCTAAAGATTAAGGATTTGAACGTAACCACAGGTAAGCTTGCCGCGGACGCCGTTGATGGTACGAAACTCGCGGATGATGCCGTAGGAAGCGAACATATTGAGCCGCTTTCCGCCAAGTTAGAATGCAACGGGCAACAACTAGAAAATGCGGTGCTGGAAAACAATGCAGCCGATCCCACAACACCAGTCCTCGGAAAAATCTACTTCAAAACAGGCGACACGCATCCGTACGTTTGCACTGCAATCGCATAATCCCCCCTTTTTTGGGAAATAAAAAGAATTTGGGAGGTACGAAATAATGCCGTTGGACGAAAAAGAATTGATCAATATGATCTTTCAGAGATGGGAGAAAGAGTGGAAAGACCAGAAGAACGAGCAAGTAGCCATACTGTACAATCAGATAGTCGAGATAATCGCTAAGGAGAAGGCGCATATTGACGAGATGATAGTTGCCTTGGAACTTGCCTTGCAGGAAGCTTTGGATGCGAAAGTCAGAATGATCCGTGAACAGCGGGGATCACCGCCCCAACTTTCAGGGGCTCCGCCGTCTGAGGTAAAAGGTTAATGCCTGTAACATGGAAAAAGCTGATAGAAAGCGGAGACGCAACCACAGTTAAAACCACTCTTACCTTTGCCGTAGTGGGAACTTTAGCGGTTGGAACAGATAAGGCTCCGACCATTCTTGCTCCATGCACTTTAACCATCGTCAAAGTCAAAGTTGTCGTGAAAACCGCGCCGACTGGAGCAGCCTTAATTGTTGATGTTAACAAGAATGGAACCACAATTTTCACAACTCAAGGCGGAAGACCGTCGATAGCCATTGGAAACACGACGGATGATTCAGACACGCCCGATGTGACCGCACTTGCTGAAACCGACAAACTCACCATCGATATAGATCAAGTTGGCTCAACTGTCGCGGGTGCGGACTTGACTGTTGAAGTTGTATGCACTCAATCGGTGGCGTTCTCATAAAATGGAAATAGTCATAGTTAGAGTCGGCAAGTGTAACCGTTGTGGTTGGTGCTGTGGAATCAAAGACGGCAAAGTGACAGAGGATTCTTGCAAGCATTTGCAAGTTGATGGATTATGCTCAATTTACGATGAACGGGCTGAATGTTGCGCAGACTGCGGACATTCACATAAAAACTGCATTGTTTATCCAGACTTACCCACTCGCAAAGAAAATCCTAACTGTGGTTACCGTTTCCTTTTGAAAGATAGTGGTGTTGAAGTGAGGAGTTTCGACTATTAATGGATAAGCCTATTGCGAAACTAAAGTTGCTGATGAAGAACGGCAGTATTTCAGATGCAATTCTTTACTGTCACCAAGAAACCGTAGTTATTGCAACCACTTATTATTTGCTCAAAAAAGATATTTCGGCGGATGCCTCTGGAACGACTTTACAAGCAAGTACTGCTGCAGTAGGATACGTACTTTGGGGGAGTTTCGTTTTTCAATTGACAGGAGTCGCAAAGATTCTTGCCGCAACTATTTATGGCACTTATAGAGCGTACACGGGTGGCGGAACGGTTCATTGCAACATAATTTCATATATACTCCAAAATACTGGTGCGATAAGGTCTACGTTATTCTCTGCTACTTCAGATAGCGCTAATTTAACTGGGTCTTGGGCAACCTATAAAGGAGCTGATTACAGTCTTGCAGAATACACGGTTATCGATGAAACAGACTGGTTAAGAATAGACTACCATGCTCATGTTACCGCTAAAAAATCAGGACAATACGCTTATCTCCGTATTGATGATAACACACTCGCACTTGCTGACCAGACTCGTAGTCAAGACTGGAGTTTTCAAGCATCCGCACCTCCACCTGCAGGCGGGATTTTGGCTCAGGTGATCTAAAATGAATGATCAAGATCGCGATCAGCTCCGTAAGACGATTCTTGAGTTGATTAAGAGGGGGCATGTGCGTTTTACGGCGATTGAGAAAAGATGTGTGGCTTCATGCTTGCCTTTTGCTACGTCTCATACTTTTAGGCATCAGTTTTACGGTTATTTGCTTGGGCAAGGCTACGTTGCTCGTGTGACCCGAGGCGTGTACGCGCTCACGGAGAAAGGCGAGCAGCTTTTGCTTCTTCTAACTTAGTTCTTTTAACTTAGTTCCTGCATCTTAGTTCTTTTTGGCAAAAAAGCCTAAATTAGGCTTCTTTTTCATTTTTAATTATTATTGCATACTTGGAGTATGCTCTCTATTGGTTAATGTCACGCCTGATAGCGTTCGCGAACGAATCAACATTAGCGCAGCTGAATGTCCAGATGACGTAGTAACCAGATTCATCGTGGATGCTGCTGAAACTGTTATGCTTGAGACTGGCTTAACGATTGATTATGCGAATTGCACTGCCCAAGAGGCTGTTGCCATCCGTAATCTTGCCGCGATTTACTGTGCTGCTCGGGTTACGGGCGGTTCTGCTTCGGGCTTGAGCTTTAGCGTAGGCGACTTGTCCGTTAGCGAATCAACCAGTTCTGCAGGCGGTCTTGCCGGTGGTAATTTGCAGTTTCTGTTGGATCAGGCGAAAGCGGTTATCGCTAAGCTGAATCAGGCGGATTTTCGGGCGGTGACTGCTTGAGATGGGTTCTGTTCCAGATGCTTACTACGAGTTTGTGATGCATTATGCGCCTTACTTCTATGTGATCCCAACGCTCTTGACTGTGGATGCTACCCAAGGCCAAAAAGACGTTACCGTTGCGGATGGTTCCAAGTTCCAAGCTGATTTTCCAGTCGAAATTAAGGATGATGCTCACAGCGAATGGAACGAAGTCGACAGCGTTGATGGCAATGTTGTGACGATGAAGAACAATCTTGCTTACACTTACTACGTATCTAAGGATGGCGTGGTTGAGGGGCCTGATCCTGCTTTTATGCGTGGGACCTTTGCGGCGGCTTTTGCGATCGAGTTTCTTTATGAGGCTTATTCGGCGCCTCAGTTCTCATTGGTGCAAGCGGATATCTTAGCGAAAATCGTAAGTCTTGCAGATTGGCTTCTTACGCAGCAATGCGTTGATCCAGCGAAGAAGGCGTATGGCGGCTTCAAAAACATGGAAAGTAGCACGGAGCATTGGAGTGTCGACGCAGGTCGAGCTATTCCTGCCCTATTGAAAGCCTATGCCTTAATCTCAGATGGGGATTATTTGAATGCTGCGCAGCTTGCGGGTTACACTTTTCTCTATAACATGCAACATCAGCCTGAGCTCTTGGGCGTGCATGACGAGTATTATGGCGGTTTTGCACGGTACGTGAAGCTCGATGATTCTTGGAGCCAATGGATGCCGATTGAGGATATCTATTGTTTCATTGGCTTGAAAATGCTTGCAGACACTTATGATATCGTGAATGCGACCCGGTACTATGCTATGATTAGTGATGCTATCGCCTTTTTGCGTTCAGGCTTTGAAGAATTTTGGCTTTATTTTGATCCGAAGCCTTCTGGTGATGGCGCATGGCACCGCGTAGGTTTAAGCAATACTGAAATCTATGACGACCCATTTAGCTTCGCGCTTCTAGGGCTTTACACATATGAAGGTTGGAGTCTAACTTGCCAAAAAGTTTACGCTTTTCTGCAAAGCATTCGGGCTTCTGGACAGTATCCTGGCTATGATTCAAGCATCTGTTGGCCAGGCTACATGGATGTAGTCACACGCTTTTCAGCATGCGCCTATTATGATGCGGTCACCACGGGAATCCTATGGAAGATTCGCAAGGAAAGAGATCCTCCAAGCTTCAAACTCGCCTACGACGTCGTGAACAAGTATTCTGGCGAGTTTTTGTATTGGGGCCCAATCTTCACGGATTATAGCCCCATCACGCCCCAGAAAGCCATGGCAAACGTAACTTGGTTGGCCAGAATGTTCCTCAATTATGAGGAGCCTCTCACTCGATTCACTAGGATCCTTAGCAGTAAAGGCGAGGTCGTGTTGCTGTATCCGGTCCGTCAGGCTGTGGAAACTGTGAGTTATGGCGAGCCCTTGGATCTGTTGGCGATTGTTTCGCCTCTGCGAGCTGAGGAAGTTATTCTTGAGCCAGGATATTTTCTTAATGACTATGTAATCTTCTACACGTTCATTCCGGTCAGAGCACATGATAAGATACGTCGCAAGGGCGAGGATTACGAGCTGCAGAGCATTCAGCCCTTCACATACGAGAACCAGACGATCTACTTCAAATCGACAGCTAAGAGGCTTTTGGCGACATGACAGCTATAGAAAATCCTGACGTAACTATTGCAAGGTTAATCAGGCAAAACATCCATGTTCTAAAGGATGATGGGAATCCCGCAAATATCCTCGTCACAAATGAGAGTTACGATCGGGAATTTTTGAGGGAAAGAGATGGGCAGATAACCGTAAACTTCGACCAAAGTACGGATCAGAAATTAGAGTTAGTTGGTCGACTTAGACGCAGGATCTTAGGCCTTAGATCTAATATTTACACGGTCGACAAAACTATGCAAGGTGCAGATCCTGGCCAGGTCATGCGGGATAAGATAACCGCCGAGATCAACCGTATAATTCGAGAGAACCGCAATGTGCCAAATCAGGCAAGCTATAACTTTGTGGGTCTTGGCTATCCTTCTGGAGATCCTCATAAGGCGTTTCAGTCTGGCGCCTCAACCGAGATCTCGCCTAATAACCCATTGTGGATTGAGCTTACAAATACGGAGTACGTGAAGGTCTGGTATAGTGACGATAATCGCTACTCGAAAAGCCACAATGTCAATAATGAATATGCAATGATGCTTTTCAGGTTTAAGCTCGATGTCAGAGAAGATGTTATCAAACAGATTGTTTTGAGTTTTGAGGGTTATGGCACTGCTCCGGGCGGAAACGGCTTTCTTATCGAAGTTTGGAATCATGTAGCTGGGGCTTGGCAGCAGGCGCAGGCTAGTCCCGCAACAAGTGAGGATTCAACAGTTCAAATAACGTTGACATCCAACATCACAGATTATGTCGACGCGAATGGCTATGTTTGGCTTTTTGCGAGAACTTATCATGCGAGTGATGGCGAGACTGCTGCTATCTTAAACTGTGATTACGTTAAATGCACGATTCAAGTTAACGGGATCACATTTTGCGATGTTGCAAATTACCGAAATATGCCGATAAATCCTGAAGTGAAGCCCTACGTATTCCAAACCGAGTTCATCCTCAAAGGATGGTTCTTCGAGATGGTCTCAGGAGTGTAAAATCATGGTCATTAAAAAAATGACGAAAGAAGGAGGAATAAAAGAAAATGTCTGAACCATATGGTGGGCATGAAGCAAAACTTGCATACGTAAGCGAAGCTAACTATGGCGTAACACCAGCGACTCCCGCTATGATTCAAATAACCGCGGAAAACGTTGAGCCAGCAATTGACCCAAGCTTAATCGAAGTGCGAGGCATAGGCTCTAGGGACTTAGCGTTTATTCGCAAGGGCCTTAGACTCGTAAACCTGAAGTTTGCATATTACTTGCAGAACATCACAGAACTAAACCTCGCTATAAGTTTAGCTTCAATCAGCGCTGAGGTTTTCTACGAAAAAACCGCTGGCATAATATCGCTGTTACACAAAGGCTGCATAATGGATAAAGCGACTGTGGAGTGCGCGGTTGAAGACCTTGCAAAAGTAAATGTTGAATGTATTGGCCAAGATTTAACTGTTGGAACAGCCAAAGTTGGAACGAGCTATACGCCTTGGTCAGATTCTCCAGTGGCGTTCTACGAGAGTTATGTCAAAAAGCAGACAGTAGTCTTGGAACGTGTGACCGCATGGAAATTCACCATTGAAAACCATTTGAAACGGGTTCCGGTGATCCGCACTACCAACGGGCAACTATTGAAGTATCTAATGGAAAGACACAGGAGTATAAGCGGGGAAATTGAGTTTGAATTCGAAGTCAAGGAAGAATACGATGATGTAGTGAATGACACAGCTTTTACGCTTGAAATTGGTCTTGGCGGGACAAACAAAGCAACATTCACAGATTGCAAATGGAAAAATGTTGGCTCGCCGACACGCATTGAGGATCTTATCGCTCTAAAGGCGCCGTTTGTTGCGAAAAGCGTAGTCATAGCTTAAGGTGATGAAAGTGGATAGTGTGCAAATCAAACTTTTGGGAACTTTGCAGGAACGTCTTCTAAGGCTGCCTAAGTCATTGCAGAGGATCATTCTTGTGGACCTTGAGGCTGCTGCTGTTAACCGTCTAAGTGTCATGGAGAGGGTGAACTGTGCGAACTGAACCTTTAGATCTCGATGATCGCTTCGGTAAAGAATACGCTGGCCACTATGTTTTTCAAGAAATAACTTGGGCTAAGCGTAGCCGGATAATCCAAAAACACACTAGGTACAGCAAAATGACTGGCCAAGTGGAGAGTAGCGATTTTGTTGCGATTCAAGCGGAAACGATTTGGGCAAGCCTCAAGGAACAGCCAGAGAGCAAGCCAATATCACTTGAAAAGTTGCTAAGCGAGACTGATGGCATACCGATTGACCTCGGCGAAATTTTCAGCAAAGTCGTAAACAAATTGTGCAACGTTTCTCGGGAAGAGACCACTTTTTTATCCGGGCAATCCGAAGACAAAAGCCAAACTCTAGCCTCACAGACTTCCGACTCTGCAAAGAGTTCGGGTGGACCCCAAACCAACTCGCCAAACAACCAGCAAGAACCATCCAACAATTTCTCGTAATCTTAGCTGAGAGTGATCGGCTGACGGAAGCGGAGATTGAAAAGGCTAAGCGCGAGGCGAAACGACGTGGCGGTTAAAGTAAGCTGCACAGTTAAAGGCATTAGAGCGTTTCAAAATGCCATGCGGAATTTCGATGAGGCAGTCAAGAGACAAGTGCATAGGCAACTCGCTAGTTGGGCTGCTGACGTCAAGGCTGAAGCTATGCGGAAAGTGCCTGTGAAGACGGGTTATCTTCGGAGTACTATTTACGCGAGGGTGCAGGAGTGGGTTGTTCAAATTGGTGCCGAAGCGACTTATGCCCTTTATGTTGAGTTAGGAACTCGCTACATGAGGGCTAGGCCCTATCTTTGGCCTGCAATCCAACAGTATCTTCCACAACTCGAGCAAATAATCAGGGAAGCAATTGAAGCGGCAAAAACGGAGGCTGGATTCCGTTGAGTTTCAACGACTTATCCATATCTATTATAGCGCAAAATCTCGCCAGTGCCGAATTTAGCAGGGTTGCGTCTGATGCTGGCGCCATGGCTACTGAAGTTTCAAGCCAGAAGATGGCGATTCATGCGGAAAACTTTGCAAGTCCTCAGATTAACCAAATTGCTGAAGACGCAGCTCGCGTAAAGGCTGACGTCGAAGCTTCACCTGTAAGCCTAAGTTTTGCACCTCTAGAGATGCCTATTATTCCGCCAATCGAATTTCCACCGATTGAAGTGCCAACTATTCCGCCGATTGATGTTTCAAGCTTTGAAGGCGCCAAAGTTACTTTCGACGAAGTGGGGATTTCAGCGGTTGAAATGGGTGAGAACGTTAAGGCTGCGGGTTCCAGCTTCAGTGAGATGGAAACGAATGCTAACTCTTGCACTATGAGCATGCGCACGTTGGCTGGCGGCATCCGTACCACTGCTATGATGGGCACGGAACTCACGTGGCTTGCGGCAGATTTTGGGTTAGTGGACAAGGAGACGAGCAAGTACATGCGCACGGTAATGGCGATCATAATGGTAGTTTCTACCGCTGCTCGAATGTACAGTTTTCTCACGCTTGCGACGACTGGGCACACGGCAGCCGTAGCTTTGGAAGGAACAACCACAGCGGCTACAGCTGGTGCCTTAAGCATCTCAGGGATAGCGCACAAGGTTTACGCTGCTGCCTGCTGGGTGGCAACTGTAGCTCAGAACGCCTTAAACATAAGTCATGCAACTTTCTTGGCTTTAACAGGCGTAGGTATAGCCGTGATTATTGCTGCAGCTGTAGCCATGGCTTATTTTGCTAGTCAAATGAATGCCGCGACATCTAGCGTTCAGAGTTTTAATTCGGCTGCTGAGGAGTTGCCTAGTCGTAGTCGTAGTATTCAGCGTGCCGGTGAAGCGGATTTGTACCGCCGAGGGGTTGAGTAATCACGAGTGTTGAGATTCCCAAGCTGGCTATTGCTCTAGGCCCTTACGGAATTCCTCAGGGCGATGTTGTCGAAGCCAGAGTGCATCTTGGCGCCACGAAGGAAGTGAGCAGTTGGGAGCTTCTCCTGCAGAATTGGAACGGCAAGTACAGTCCGGGCGGCACTTATCCGCTCAGTGTTGGTCAAGACGGCTACATCTGCATTGGCAGAGGCGCGAATGTTCCGCAGATCATTACTACGAGGACCGAGAGCGTCAAGTACGAGTCAGACCCCAATGAGAATTACGTGAGGGTTGCGGGTCGATGTTGGGGCGAGAAGCTTTTCCGCAGAGTGGTTACGAAGACATATTCCAATCAAAAGGGCGAGGCTATCGTTAAGGACCTTTTGGATTATTTTTCAGGGATTAGTCATAACCGCAGCGGGCAAGAGCTTGTTGAAGATACGGATACTACGTTTACCAAATTGGAGTACAGCGACTCGCCGGTCTGGGACATTTTGAAGTACATTGCTGAGAGTAGCGATCTCGCTGGAATTATCGGCTTTGATTTTCGGGTGGCGGCAGATGGCAAGTTTGAGTTTTTCGCAAAGAATAGTAAGAGCAGCTCCGTGAGTCTCAGTGAGAAAATCGAGGTTAGCGAATACCGCAAGGACATTCACAGAATCAGAAACAAGATTATGATTTACGGCATTGCTGATAAGAGCGTGCCTTTGGACAAGGACTCATGGACCGAGAGTTTAACGCCTGCAGATGGCGCTTGGGCTGCTACATCGGGCACGGTCAGTTTTGATGCATCATTTAAAGCGAAGGGCACTGGAAGCATCAAACTGTACGCGCAGAACCTCTATTATGGCAGCGTCTTATTCACGCTTAACGCTGGCAAAGAAGTGAATTGTAACTTATATCCGATTTTCGAGTTTTTGGCTTTTCTTGAGAAGAACTTTAATGGTAATGTGACGATCTCGCTGTTTGATACAAGCAGCAAAGCGGCACATAAGAATATTACAATCGGGCCGGATGAATGGCGCCAGACTGGAATACGTGTCGGAGTTGGCAATGAGGGCGATTGGGAAAGCGTTGAAGCAGGGTTTGATTGGACACAAGTGAAGCAAGTCCGCATAGCGTGTTATTTTGCTGGTGTTGGCACTGGCAGCTTCTGGGTTGATGGCTTATATTTTGGCGGGCGCCGTTATGCTGCGGTCCGTGAAGACGCAGCCAGCCAAACGGCGTATGGGCTACGTGAGCTGAGTGAAACTGATGAGGAGCTATGGAGCGACAACGAATGCGATTTGAGGGCCAAGGCATTGTTGGCGTATCTGAAGGATCCTGCGGAGTATCTCACGGTCCGCAGTACTGTCATCGACTACGGAACTACGCCTATTTTAGCAGGTGACAAGATTCACGTTACATTGCCAAATGAGAATGTCGACGCTGATTTCCGCATTGAAAGCGTTGAATATAAGGTCGACGCGAAGACGCAAACGCTTGAGATAACTCTTGAGCTAGGCAAAGTTCCGCCTCAGATGGCTGATTACTTGTATGGGCTTCGCACGATGACGGTGAATGTTGAGAAGCTTTCACGCACTAAGCTTGGCAAGAAGGGTATTTCAAGCGTAAGTCAGAGTGGCGGCGTCGGATCACACCATGTTGCTCATGAAGCAGGCGATAATGCAGGTATTGAATGGCCAAGTTCAGATGATGGTGGCTGGGATAAGATTACTGGATGGATTCCACCTAGATTCATAGGTCCTTTTGATGATGAGGTTGCGATGGTTCAGTTCCGCACTAAAAATAAAGATGGCTCTACTATTCTGGATCACCAATTTGTTCCAACCGATGATAAATATGGCCTATTAGGCAGCGAAACTAAAAACTGGAAAGAGATCCATTCGTTATCATTCTTTTTGCCCAACACTGGCTACGTGCGAATAAGAGTTCCTGGTGAAAATGCACTCATGCAACTCACTAAGGATACGTTGGAGTTTGGTCCCGGAGGCGCTGCAACGCCTGACGTCTATCTCAAAAGGATTGGAACTGATAGCTTTGAGTTAAAGGCTTTGCTTCTTAAGCCTGCAGGAGATAACGTCACTGAGCTTGGCTCTTTGACCAAAAGGTTCAAGAAAATTCATGTCGTTGATTTTGTGCCCAGTGGAAATTTTATACCTGAGTTAGATAATGCTCAAGATCTCGGGCAAGGCGGAGGGACACCTAAACGCTGGCGAGACCTGCACCTCTCAGGTAACGTAAATGTGGCAGGTTTTACGGTCATAACTTTAGCTCGGGTTTTGCAGAATGTTACCGCTAATGCAATCATCATCACAGACGGGAGATTCTTGTTGGCGAGGCTTCCAGAGGGTACGGCTGGTTATGTTTTGGAAGCGGAAGGTGCAGGTTTTGACCCAATGTATGTTGACCCGAACTATCGGTATTCGCCAAAAAGCCACGCTCACTCAGAACATACTGGAATAGGGCCTAATGACCATCATGCACGTGACCACAATCACGCTGGGGAAGCGCTGTCTCCAGATTCGGTAAGCTGCAACACCATGAGTATCGCTGTGGGCTGCAATAGGCAGTATACGCATCCAAGTGTTCAACAGTGTGTTTATGCTTCAAGCGTTGCATGGGAAAACTGTCCCCATTTCGATTTCCTCGATGATTTGGGAATACTTGAGAGGCTTCGGACGAAAGGAAGAGACAAAAATGGACTGCCTCTAATTGACCCTGCATCGTTTCCGCCTGAGATAATGCAGAATGGTTTAATCAATGCTAGGAATTTGACAGGTTTACTCATCGGAGCGATCAAGCAACTCGCGGC